CTCAGAAGTTATTATGGTGGGGTTGAGTATCGCAGAGGTAGATATCTCAAAGCATACGACATTGACACTACTACTCCTTCAGAAACAATACAAACTTACGCTGTTGACGACAACGGTGTGAGAACAGGTGCATACAGCACTCAAACAGTTCACAGTAAATCAGCATCAGAAAGCGGCACCGATGGCCTACTAGATAACTTCTATGAAGAAAAGTTACGCAATGTGCCAGTGTTTCCATACACTAGACTGTATGTGAGCGAATACAATTCAATATTATTCCGATCCCCTCCTCAACGCATAGTGCCAGAAGACAGTGAACTAGATCAGTTCTTGATTGACTGTGATGGCCAAGGAAACAGTGCGAACGAGTTTTGGAGTAATGTAGACACATTCACAACAGTGTGCGGCGTGGTTTGGATAAGTTGTATCAAACCAGTTGACTCACCTTATGCATTATGGGAAATGCATAAACCCACAGATGTTACCAATTGGAACTATCGCTACAACAGCAGTGGCGAATTAGAACTAGACAAGATATGTATTAGAATTAGTTCAAACCCAGGTGTTGACATTTATAGACACATAACCGCTGAAACAATTGACACAGTGTTTATGGTCACAGACGAGAATTTTGAAGTAGATATTCCGGAAGATGCGGAATATTTTGAAGATGAAATGGATTATTACAGAATTAGTCAGCCAAATGAGTTAGGCTACATTCCAGTAAGACCTGTGTATCAAAGCAGTAAAATATACAATGGTGTGGGACACACACCAGTCTTTGATATTGCACAAATTCAACGCAGTATATACGGCGATATGGGGGAAATTTATAGCGCCGTCAGTTATGGCAGTCACCCAGTGAATGTGGTTGATAGCAATACTGCAGATTTGAATGATGGTGCATTAAATGCGGAACCTGGCAGTATTGTTAGAGTTGAACCAAGTTTAAACGGGCAGACCCCTTCATATGTTTACGAATTTGTTGCTCCACCCATGGACAGCATCACAGAACTTCGTGAACTAATCGATCAGAAGATCGAAAAAATGAACGCTGTGGCAATGATAAGATCAGATGAACTTATCAAAGCATCTAGATCAGGTGCACAACTAGAGCAATACGATAGCAAATTAGAAGCACTAATCCGCAAGAAAGCAACTTCATTGGAGAATGCTGAATACCATATGTGGAAGATATGGTTTGATTGGTTAAACAAACCAATACCAGAAGACTTTAGCATCAGTTACAATAGACAGTATAGCAGTAAAGGATTAGAGCAAGAGATATCAGAATTACAGCAGTTAATGAGTCTGTATGATGATTACAAAGGAAGATTCCACAAGGATGTGACTATACAGGATTACAGCACAGAGGCTGAAGCCGTAAGTGTAGCACAAAGTTTAGGCGGTGACGGATTTCATTCTCATACCAGAGAAGATGGATTAGTCACATACATGCCATTTGCTACTCATCTAGAGTATGAGCAGGCAGTAGGATCAGTAGATCCACAACAAGAAGAATTTAAAACAGAGATTAATGAAAAACTACAAGCGAGGTTGATGCAATTGATATCAAGTTCCAGTAGTGATAACAGTTTATAGGTAGGGAAAAACATCGGTAGGTGTATATAACCCAGAAGAATAACAATTGCGTTTACTTCTACGATTAACAGGAGAGAAAAATGGATACTGCATCCGAGAATACAGAAGTGCAAACTGAACAAACTGCACCAGTAACAGATACTGAAAATGTCACACCGACAAAATCTGAAACAACAGAACCTAAACTAGAAATGAAGGATTCTAAAATGTTTGTAAACGGTAATAGAGTTTACAGCAGAGACGATACTTCAAAGATTGCGGCTAACGCAAAGAACGAGGCAGTTAATGGCTTGTTAAGAGAGTTAGATGTAGACAGTTTAGATCAAGTTAAAGATGTTATCTCAACACTGAAGTCGCATAATGCGGAAGAGGGAGAAAACAGTTTAGATGTGAAAGCACTCAAGCAAACAGTTGCAAAGCGTGAAGCCACATTAGAAGAACTAACTGCTCAGGTAGGAAGTTTGAAACAAGAACTGTTACTCAAAGATCACATCGGTAATTTGAACACGGCTATGCCAGGTAGTTGGACGCCAGATCAAAGATCAGCAGTGCTGGATTTGATGAAGGCAAGAGATATGTTTGCTGTAGAAGGCGACCAATTCCAATTACGCAACGGTGAGGAATATCTCACAGTTGATGGAGAGAAACCAGATTACGCATCAGCAGTTGATGTCGTAGCAAAAAGTTTGGGACTCAATACCGGTAAGCGTGGAGTAGATGTTGTTAAAGTTGATGGTTCAGACAGTGTGGATAACAGAACAGTTAAACCACTAGATGAAGCAAGACTTAAAACAGATGCTGAATATAGAGCGGCATATATGAACTTGAGACAGTATTCAAATGCTAGTCGATCAGACATAAGCCACAATATGGTCAGTAAACAATTAGATAATATGCGAAAGCAAAGACAAGGTTAACTTGTCGATTTGTCAAACTATAAAGGAGAAACCCAATGACAACTAAAGTAACGGTTCAAGAACTTTACAGTGACATCATAGCAGACCTACAACCATTCTACGATGATGCAGTATTGTTACCGAATCCACAATTAATCCAGACACAGTTTAATATTTCTGGAACAAGCGGGAACCAAATTAATGTTCCTTTAACAAACGGCCCAGCAACTGACGCTGGCACAGTCGGCGAAGGTAATAGTATCTTAGCAGGCGGAACATCTGACTTTGACCCAACATCAGCAGACATCGTAATGGTGAAGCGTGGCGTTGGAACGAATGTAACTGAAGAAGCACTAGAAGATGGTGGTTTAGCAGTAGTTCGTCAAGCAGTATTAACAAGACTAAGCCAAGGTTTAGCAGCAGCAACTGATGACGCTGGATTTACAGCAATGAAATCAGGCTTCGCGGCAACTGACTACGGTGTAGGCGGTGCAAACAGTGCGTTTACAACTAACTTTGTATTCTCACCAGAAGCAATGGCATACGGCGCAAAGCGTGAGCCAAGTGTAACTATGTTTTATGATAACGATTTAGATCTTCACCAGTTCAGAGGAACTGTTCGTAACGGCTTTGTTGCTTTACGCTCAGGCTTCGGTGCTCGTGTAACATCAGAGAAAGTAATCGGTGCTCAAACAGCAGCAAACTTAACTAACATTGCTAAAGCAGTGGCAGCATTAAGAAGTGGTAACGCTCCTACAATGCTAAGTGGTATGTATGCAGCGATCATTGATAGTTCGTTAGAATACTCAATTGCTAGCCAGTTGAACTCTGTAACACAAGCGGCTATTGGTGATTTATCAGTAGTAGGTAACCGTGCTATCTTAACCGGTCTTATCGGTCAAGCAGCAGGTTGTGAATTCTACAGAAGTAACTCACTTCCAGACGCATCATAAGTCAATTATATAATAGAGGAGAGGTAAAATGAGTTTTGTCACAGATGGTGCAGGAAACACAATTAGTTTTGCAGAATACACAGATGTAGTGCAAAAAGATCAACGCTTGTTAGAAGCAAATGAGTTACGCATACCTGCAGAGTCAGGCTTTGCAGATACAACTGAATTTGTTGAAGACATGCTTGAGAAAAGCACTAATCGTATACTGTTAAAAATTAAAGCATCAACATGGTGGCAGGCTTATAATAATTATGTTGGCAACAACATAATTAACCTTAGCAGTTTGCCTAATGTAAACCCAAGTCTTATAGACCCAGGCAATAAGTTAGGCAGACAGCAACAATTCACTGATATGTGTGTTTATTACACATTCAAGGAATATTTGTTACCGCTGATAGCACAATTCGAAAACGAAGGATCAGATGTAGTAAAGATAGAATATTACAACAAGAAGTTTAACGACTTGTTTAATGAACTACTTGCTATGGCTGACTGGTATGATTTCGATAACAGCGGAACTGTTGACGCTGACGAGAAGGCATATAGTTATGTGCAACATCGTCGCACAAGGCGTCCTAGAAGCATTGCGAGAGTTAGGTAATGAGTATTAGGGATGAACTGTTAACTCAGTTGAACACCAATCTATCAGCACACACGGCATATTCTGTTAGTTCAGAGTTACCGTTTGACAGTGCTGGTCTTCCTCTTTACGAGAAGAACATGAAGACACTTTATGTAGATGAGGATCAACAAGAAGTTAGCATACACATTCCAGTTCTCAGTGCTGACAAAATAATGCAAACAGAAACCACAGTAAATGCTTACTTGGTAACAGATGCTAAGAACCAACCTTCAGACATTGAAACTGTGATCGCCAATGTGTTAATTGCTAGAACAGCAATTAGCAATGTAATTGATGTGAACAGTGATGTCGAAACAGAAATTGATGACGACAGAATAATTTATACTTTCGAGTATAATTTTTTAAAATTATAAAACAATAGGAGAAATATAATGGCTTATATTAACACAGCAGCCGGAAATGAAGCAGTGCTAGAGATCTTTAATGTCTCAGGTGCAGCAGATACTTTCGATGAAACTGCGGCTAATGTTTTGACTGTTCCTTTTATGCAAGATATTACAATTAACAACTCAACAGGAACATTTAGATTTAAAACTCTAGATTCTGGTTCTGAAAGTGTTGTTACTACACCAGCAACTAACCAGTTGTCATTGAATGCTATCGTCGACGATACTTCATTCTTTGGTAACGCATTAGGTGCAGGCGATATCGTGACTAACGGAATTGTTAACACTAGTGCTAATAAGACTAAAATTGGTTTTAGAGCATACTTTAATGGAACTGACTCAACAAGTAGATACATGCAAGGCGTAGGTTATATTGCTGGTTTAGCACCAACAGTAAATCCTGATTCACCTTTATGGATCACACCAGTCACAGTTGAAGTAGATCAAGACTACACAATAGCAACTGTTGCTTAAACAGTGACTATGCAGAGTAGTGGGGGCAACCCCACTACTTTCTTTTAGGAGAAAACAATGATTAAACAATCAATAAAAGACCGTTTCGAGAAATGGAGTGAGACTCACAAAATGAGTGAAAACTTTACTTGGGAAGGCAAAAAGATTAAAGGATCTGAATTCCGCAAATTGCTATCAGGTGGTGCCCCTAAAGCACAACCCAAACCAGCACCTATTGTGGAAGAGCAGGTAAATATAGATATAGATATACAGGAAGAAGAACATGCAGATATGGGAAAATCATTCGACGGAAGAGATTCTGAAGAGTATTGAACAAGAATTAGCAAAAGCACAAAATGAATTAAAATGTGCAAATGCAGATATGACAAAGGCGGCAAACAGACTGAGTTTCACAATCTCAGGCTTACACTCGCTTAAAAAAAGACATTTAAATAAAGATATGGAGAAATAAATGAAGATCACAGAACTAACAGCAAAACCCCAACTAACCAAAATTATTCTAGACGATGAAGAATTAGTCACCAAGTATGGTGAAGAAATCGAGTTTTGGGTATGGGATCGTCAACCACTAGAAAAGTATGTTGCTATGGCACAGAATGGTGGAGACACAGGCGTGGTAATGAACCTAGCCAAAGAAATGATTCTAGATGAAAAAGGCAATCTTGTTATGGAAGGAGAGAATACTCTTCCAAGTGATATTGCTATGAGAGCATTAACAAAGGTCATTGAGACCCTGGGAAAGTAAGCAGCACCGGCGTTGACGAAAACGATCCAGGTCTTGTAATGAGTCTCACTGTTGATGCAATGGCACAACGATATGGGAAGTTACCCACAGAAGTATTGCGAGATGCTTCAACAGTAGACTTGATAGTGTTTGATGTAGCAGTTAGTTACAAGAACCATCAAGAGAAGAAATCAAAAGGTGTGGTAGACACCCAAGATTATAGTCAAGAAGACTTAGCAGCAAGAATGGATCGTGTGAGAAACAAATGAGAGTAGATACAAAACAGTTCGACAAACTAACTAAACAGTTAGATAAGTTAGCACCAGAGAGTGTTAAAAAGGCTGGCGCATACTTCAAGCGTATCACTCCAAAGGACACTGGAAATGCTAGAAACAATACCAAAACCAAAGGCACAACCATAGAAGCAAATTATGGTTATGCGGGTAGATTGGATGAGGGTTGGAGTAGACAAGCACCAGACGGAATGAGTGATCCCACTATAGCACAATTGACTAAAATAATCAATCAGCAGGTAGGGAAACTATAATGGCCAAGAATATAAAAGTATTTTTAGAACTAGACACTAGTAAGTTTGATCGTAATTTAAAGACAAGCGAGAAAGCAGTAGGAGGCATGAAGAAAAGTGCCGATGGCTTAGGTGTAGGACTAAAAGCAATGGCCGCTGTTGGTGCAACAGCATTTGCATTCAAAGGTGTTGTGCAAACAACAGCACGATTCGAAGACTTAAGAACAACTCTCACATCAGTTACAGGCTCAGTCAAGGGCGGTGCAGATGCATTCAAAGAAATATCAAAGTTTGCTACCACAACTCAGTTTGGTGTTGAAGAATTAACCAACACATATATAAAATTAAAAACAGCAGGTATTGAACCAACACAGGCACTGTTAACCACATTCACTGACACTGCGGCTGTTACCACAGACCAGTTAGGTTCATTAGAAGCAATCACAGATCTGTTTAGTAGAACAGTGTCAGGTGGTTTAGGTTTAGAAGAACTTAACAGGCTAGCAGACCGTGGTGTGCCTGTATTCAAAATACTAGAAGAACAATTAGGACTCACAAGATTAGAAGTTGCTGAGTTCGGTAAGACAGCAGATGGTGCTAAGAAGATCACTGATGCACTCACAAAAGGTCTCAACAAAGAATTTGGTGGTGCAACACAAGATAGGTTAAAGAACTTATCTGTTGCAATGAGTAACTTTGGCATTGCCGCTACAAATGCACAAGACACATTTGGACAAGGCTTTGCTCCAGCACTAAATCAAATAACAACTCAATTAACAGACTTTATCACTGCCAATGAAGATGCAGTAGTAGCACTAGGCGAACTTGTAGGCGATGGTTTACAGTTTGTGGTAGACAACATTGAACCACTTGCAACAGGCTTAGGTGTGTTGATAGCCGCTTGGGGTGCATACAAAGTAGCAGTAGTAGCCGCAACAGTAGCAAGTAGTTTCAACCCTGTTATAGCCGCTGTTGTGGCACTAGCCGCCGCAGTAGCACTTATAATAATGCATTGGGACGATGTTAAGTTTGCAGGGCGAGAAGCAATTAGATTAGTTAGACTTGCTGTTGTCCAATTAACAATGTCTTTGTTAGATGGATTAGGTGGTGCTATATTTACTGTCACAGAAGCATTCAGTGACTTTAAGAAAACAGCAGTTGCAGTAGGTGCAGGTATTGCCGCCGCACTAAAAGATCCATTTAACGCCACAGAAGCATTCCAAGAAGCATTCAATGACACAATGCAGGACATGGACGATGCTAGTAGCGGAACTGTTAGACCATTCACTGCAACATTAGACAAATTAGCACTAGCAGAAGCAGAATTAAGTGTTGTAACAGCAAGAACAAGCACTGAAATACAAAATCAAGCAGATGCAACAGACGATCTAAACAAAAAAACAGACAAAGCCACTGATAATATTGATGAAAATCTAGATGCAACCAAAGATCTCAACAAAGCAATTGATGATTACATCAAAAACCTGAAAGATAGTGGTATTGAATTAGAAAAAACATCAAAAGAAAGGGCTTTAGACAAGAAAATACTTGAAGAACAAGAAAAAGCCGCTAAAGCAGCAGGTGTAACACTTGCAAAACTCAGCAAAGAACAATTAGATGCCATTGAAGCACTGGTAAGAAAAAGAGAAGAAGAGAAAGATGCCGCACAGGCCGCCGCTGATGCAATAATTGAAGCAGAAAAGAAAAAACAAGATGAAATAAAAAGAACATTAGATGCTGCAAATGAATATTATCTAGAAGCAGTAGCAGGCGCTGACAGTTATAGACAACAATTGGAAATGGAAGGTGAGCAAATAAGAGCACTCACTGGTTTATATGGTGTTGAAAGAGCAGTTGCAGAAGAATTATATGATTTCAATAAAATGGCCGCCAATGACATTGCCAAACTTATGGCGGCAGAGCAAGACTTAAGAGCACAAAGTGCTACAGCAGAAGCAGATCAAGTAGCCAAGAAGATAGAAGATCTAAGAGCCGCACACGAAATAGAAAGAGCAGCCATCGAAGAAGTTGCTAGACAAAACGCAGAGTATCAAAGAAGTTTTGCATTTGGTTGGCGTGAGGCTTTTGCACAGTTCAGTGATGATGCAACAAACAATGCCAAGTTAGGTGCTGATGTGTTTAACACTTTTGCAAGTGGCATGAGTGATGCACTGTATGACTTTGCAATGACAGGTAAATTAAGTTTTAGTGATCTCATAGACAACATGAAATCAGTTATTGCTACATTCTTAGCAGATAGAATTACACAA